GGCCTGGTCCTGCCCTTGCGTACAGTTTGAGATTGTCTTATCAATGTCTCTGGGCTTTTCGCAGTCAGATGATCCATCGTGTTTGGCGTTGCCCATGATAAAGACTCGCTTTCTTTGGTGAGGAGCGCCGACTTCACGCGCACTAAATATCCCCCACGTTGATCGATAACCATCTTCTTCCAGATCGCTGATGACGCTGGCGAGTCCAAGCGAGATGTGTCCTTCGACGTTTTCAAAGAAGCATTGAAGAGGTCTAATTGATTGCAGGTGTTTCCTAATGAACGGCCAGAGATGTCTTGGGTCGTCTTCGCCTTTTCTGCTACCGGCTTTACTGAACGGTTGACAAGGGTAGCCTCCAGTAACAAGGTCAACTCTGTCTCGAAATATTTCCGATGGGAAGGTTTTAAGATCCGTGTATATAGGTGCGGGAGGTATGAGTCCTCTTTCCATCTTGTTAACCAGGTTCGCAATGGCGAAGGCTTCGATCTCCAGAAAAGCGATGACTCTATGTTCAAACCCGGCAAGGTCAAGTCCTCTTTCGATGCCACCATATCCGCTGCAAAAGCTGATGACAGTTGGTAATTCTTTGGTAATATCCACATTTTATCTCCTATGGCTCGGCAAGCCTCGCTCTACAACATAATTAATATATTATATTTTTATATATAAGTTACTTTTTTCAAGACATCCGAACCCTTTATACTCAAGAGCATAATTAAAAAATCTAAGGGCAAAAAGCAACTTAGTGACTGAGCCGTATTCGTATTTAGAATCATGTGCCGTACCTGGCCATCGTTATTCCCCACTCGGCAGTCAAACCGATTGGAGGGTGCTAATAGAGGGGTCACTCTCGTTCGTGGGTTATTAATTCCCAGTCCACACACCCGAATACTGCGAAAGAAAAGTAGATATTGGACAGTAAAAGATACTACAGGACGTAGATTTACTGTGTTAAACTCACCTTTCTTGTTGATCGCACAGCGAGTATGGCTTTTCTCAAGGCCAAAGTAAAGCCCCCGCAAGGGGGTTTTGTTTTTATACTTCATCATTAAGAGCAACAAAGTCGTCCAGGCTAATATCAGCAATCGCACAAATCCGCTGTAACGTATGCAATTTAATATTCTCCTGCTTCCTAAAGCGCAATACCTGCTGCGCGTGACATCCCAGGCTCTCCGCGAGATCAACGCTTGATATTCCCCATCTAGCCTGCATCACTCTTAAACATTTACCGGCATCAGTCATTTCATCTAAATCCTGTGTTATTATCGGAGAGTGAGGCGCAAGCTTCACTTCTCCTATGGTTTTGCCCCCCTTTGCGGGGGGGCTTTTTTAGGCTAAAAGGGGAGGTCATCTTCAAGCTGTGCCATTGTCATATCTTGCTTCGATGGCTCTGCTGGCTTATCTAAAGACGGTGGACTGTCAGTACTAAACATAAAGCCTAGTTTGGCATCGAGGATCGCAATACTGTTGACTGGTCCATTGTTGCCGTTGAACGTCCTTATTTGGCATCCTGACCCGCTCACCTCTACTATCGACCCCTTGACTAACACCTGCTTGTAAAAGTTAGCCTGAGCGCCTTCCTTTGCGAATACGACAGCCTCGTAATTAGTCCACTCATCTTCCTTTGTCTCTCGGTTGTAGAACTTTACTCCAAGCCTAAAACCGAATCCTTGACTTGATCCAGCCTGGAATTGATTTGCAGGCTTATTTAACTTACCAGTTACGCTAATGCTCATTGTTGTTTCTCCACTTGGGTTTTAATTGCAGTTGCAGCCGCCTTAACTTCTACGGCCATTTTCTCTATAAACTCATCATCCCTTTCCACTCGGACCAGGACATGAGGCATCTTAGGATGGTAGGTAAATAAATCCCACCAAGCCCTATCGGTTAGCCACATACAACCTTGTATCTGACACCAATACTTCTTTACGGCTAATGAAGGGTCACGCATGTATGAAGCCTGCGTTTTCGCGGCAGGACACTTGATCTCTAAGCCACCTACGGATTCTCCGTTCTCAGTAACTAGGCCGTCAGGTGAGCATCCGTAGCTGAAGCTAGGGTCTACAATAAACCCGCACTCTAGCACTTCATTATCGGTTATAAACTCGTAGGCTTCTCTAGCCTCCGGCTCAAGCAAAGTGCCTCGCTCGGTATGCGAGTTACTGAAATGCTCAGTCTCACCAGTTATGACTTCTGCGACTAATTCATCGATATAGCCTACGGCAGACGATGACGGCTTACCTGTCATGGTGATCAGCTTAGAAAACATACTAGCGGACGGCTTACCTCTGCGTGAAGCAAGCCACTCCTCCGTTCCCTGATCGTGGTCCAGGATGATCACTTCTTAGCCTCAAGAGCGGCTACGGCTCTGTCGTAGTGCATCGCTGATATGTGATCCACAGAATTAACCTTCATCCATTTGCAGAACTTCTCATCATCAGTATTAGTCTCATCAAGTAATTTCTTGATGCTGATTATCTGATCATCAGTAATTAACTTCTTGTCATCACCTCTGATCACTGCTGATTCCGCATCGTCATCCACACTCGGCAGGCCAAAGATAGATGTCAAAGAGTACCTACGAATGTAACTAAGAAAGCTACCCAAAGCCTGACTGTCCTTCTTGGCCAGCGGAAATACGATATCGTTCTCCAACCACTGCCCAGATGTATGCATGATTCGCGTACAAACGCCAACAGAATCCCCGTCATTGATCGGAAACTGTACATAGCTTAAACCATGGTTTGAGAGAGGTTGCTTGATCGCCTTAATAACGGATGTTAGATCGGCATAGCTGGACTTAAAGAATGGGTTTGATGAGTCTTTTACCGCACCGCCCATCTCTGATTGCGCGAACCAAAGAGCACTGGCTATTGCGTTTACGTTTTCTGATTGTTTCATACACTTCTCCTGTTAATGGAGAAACAGTATAAACATTATACAACGATAAAACAACAGTTGTGTTTCTAGTAAGACCAAATAGCGGGAGTTGAGAAGCCTTGCTCTGCACTGCAATCGTCCAGGTGTATAAACCTACCTGATCCTTTTTGCTGTATACCGATACGCGATATGCCATGCTTCTGTGCTATACGGATGACCTCTAAAGCCTTTGATCCACTACACGCGATGTCAACGGCCTGCCCGGTGCTATGCGCTCCTGGTCCATTTCTTTTGCGCGCCTCGATGGGGTGGTCGGGGCATCTGTAGGCAGACGATACCGTAAAGCCAAACCCAGCTTCATGTCTTATGGCATTGAGTTTAGCCAGGAATCCGAGATCAAACTCAACAGTATCGCAGCCACATTGGCAGGTTAGTTCCTGGGCGCTAAAATAATTAGGGGTATCTGACATTACTTTCTCATGTTCATAAGCTTGCTTGCGCCTTTAATGCCGAAGCTGGCAGATATCGCTACAAACAACAGATATTGATACCATTCTGGCAAATCATTAAGAGCCGCAAATGCTTCTTTGACTCTATCCACTACAGTCATGTCTCCGACTACTATCGCATACCCAACCATAAAGATTGGCACTGCTAACACAATAGTCCAGAACTCGTCCTTCCAGCTATTGGCAGAGGCATCAGCCATCTTAGCTTCCCAGTCGGCATCATTCTGAATCACATTCATCTTTGCTTCATGCTTGGCCTTAGACTGCTCGGCTTTGTTTTTAAGGAACCCACCTGCTAATTCTGCAATGGGGCCAAGTAATAGTTTAAGCATTACCAGATGCCTTTATCCATGCTGAATAGACCAATAATTAAAGGGTATATACCCCACAGCATAAGCTCAGTTTTCTTAAACCTGTCGGCCCCTGCATCTAAGCGCTTTTCTATAGCTTGGGTACGCTCGTCAATAACCAGCATTCTTACAGCGCATTCACGCTCATGTGCCTCAAGTTTTAAAAGGGCTTCCTTAACCGTTGCCATTGATGGCTCCTAATATCAGTGCGAATACAAAATAAACAGCATAGCCAAGTAAAGCTATCCCAGTGATCTGGACGCTATTCCAGAAGAATGCCTTGCGCTTTCGGTCTTGCAGGTAAACTGTTTTTTCTCTTTGCGCGGCAATAGACCTGCGGAGGTCAACAAGTTCCTGATAGCCATCCTTGCCATATTGATACATCAAGAGTTCCCTAAGCTCGCGTTCCATCTGCTGTGTACGCTTAGTCCGAGCGTATGTCTCCATAGCTTCTTCGTTGACAGACTTGGCGGCAATGATCTTCTTAAACAGCGGGGGATTATCAGCCTGTCGTCTATGCTCTGACAGATCAGACACAGCGCCATAGAATCTCCCGATCTGTGACAAGGTATCTTCTACTTCTTTGCCAGCGGCAACCATACGCTTGATAGTACCAAAGGCATTAACGGCTACTGACATTGCTGTGACTGGATCAATCATGCTACGCCTCAATCAACGCTTTCAATGCGTCAGTGTTAGTGCAATCATCAACTGGATTGGTCAGGTCACGCAGTCTCTGTTTCTCTGCCACAATAGCTGTGGTATCTTCGCCAGACTCTATCGCTCTCTGAAACGCAACGTCTTGCTCCTCAAGCAAAGGCTTGCGAGTCTTGCGTATCTTATCCTTTGTGATTTGCTTTGCTTTATCTAAGTTGACAGTGATCATTCTAATTCTTCCCCTTCGGCATAATTTCTCTCTGTTGGCTGTTCAGCCCAAGGGACATCATTGTCACTTCCATTTCCAAAATCAGCACCCAAGCCAGAATCGCATATTGCAGGGTCAATTTCCCAAGCATCTCTAAATGTCCGATCAGTAGGCACTTCAGAATCCTCTACAATCTTGTAGGGTACATTTGGTTCAATATCCTTTTGCGCTATCTGCTCAATCGTCAAGCCGCATTTAGTGCTAGGTGACATAACAGCCACACCTACATTCACACCATCTTCAATTATTGGAAATAGTATCTTCATTATCTAACCACCATTACATTCATCTGATCTCTATCTGTAAATCCACTATCAAGGTCTTCAACACTTACATAAAACTGAGTTGTAGATAGTGAGTAGACACTAGCAGAACAGACAGAAGCGGTGTAGCTTGAAGAGCCAGTTGTCACATTTACTGAGTAAAAGCCATTAGGCATAGAGTTGGTAAAGTTAAGTCTTGATCTGCCTGTACTTATATCAGTTACGCTACTAAAGCCTTCATCATCCCGGAAAGAGTGAGTGCCTGACATCTCAAATCGACCCCACGCTCTGCACATATAAGCATCTTGAACAGACCCATACCCACAATTAAACCTTGATTGGCTTGCTATTGTCGCAGTATGGGTTGCGGCATTTGTTTCACCATAAAACCACGAAGAACCGCCGTTAGCGGCGATAGTAAGATTAGCACTGACCCCGGGTCCATTCTGTATATAAGAGGCAGAGGAAGAACCAAATCTTAATCTACCAGAGGCCGCAGTTGTTACCGCACCAGATATGCTTGCTTTTAAACCTGAATAAGAACTTCCATTGTAATAATACTTTAAGTCAACATCTCCAGTACCGCCCTGAAACACTCCGTTACCAGACGCTATTCCTTGCGAACTAGCTAAATTATTAGCATCAAGCAAGGCCACGGAGCCATCAACCGCATACCCAGAAATAGTGTTTTGTGTAACTGGAGTTACCGCTGTATGACTACTGTACCCGCCTACGTCACCCAGTGTGTTGATGCGAACTAAGTAGTTAGAACTAGTTGTTACATAAACCTGTAAGTACTTTGTCCCATAGGTTGGGTCACTTGATTGCTCTAAAACACGAACAGCAGTGATTCTATTTGCATGACCGCCAGAGTTTATTACAGTGAATGCAGAGTCTGCATAACTACGCATCCAGTCAATTCTGATAAAAGAGTGATCGCCTGACTCAGAGTCTGAAACAATTACTTCGCCGTGTTTTCTAGTGCTTGTGTTTGACGCGACAGTTACCCAACCAGCACCTGCTGTGCCGGACGCAGAACCTGTCCTTCTGTAAAGCTGTGTAGAGTTAAGACCGTCAACAGTGTCAGCATCTAAGCCAGAGCCTGAGCCATCAACAGTCTTAATTGCAGTTAGTATCTCTGCCGCTGTTTGGTCGTTAGTGTAACCATTGGGATTGCTTGCAGGATAGTAGTAAGAGCCGTGTTGCCCATCTAACAAATCAGCATCTAATCCAGAGCCAGCGCCATCGTTGCCTGCGTTCCAAACTGTGTTGCCATTAACTTTCACAGCATAATTGCCAGCAGTTCCCGGCAATAAGTTTATCTGGTTTATTAAACCTGTTCCGCCTTGACCTATCTCAACAGCACCGCCAGCAGTGTGACCTAGTATTCTGCGAAGATAGCTTCCATCGTCAGAGTAGATATAGTCTCCTCTGTCTATCGCGATTCCGACAGTTGATGTATCTATTCCAGACGAGAAAGACCCGCCGTTTACTTTCAACGCGCCAGTCAGCGTACCGCCAGTAAGATTTAACTTTGCATTAGTATCTGTCAGGCTGAACTCTGTGCCTGTTAGGGTGATACCAGTTCCTGCTGTATAGGTTGTACCCGCGCCTGTAATTGTGAAGTTCGGGTATGTTCCAGATACAGTTGTTGTGCCAGCACCTGTCAAGCTAACAGTTTGATCTGGGGCTGTGTTAGAAAACTGAGTGCCTGTGAGCGACAGACCACTTCCCGCAGTGTAGGTTGTATTACTGTCAGTCCAAGGTACATTGACAAACATCTTTTCAGATGAAAGCTCTACAGGGTAGTTTTTCCCGTTTTCAGAATAGCCAATCTTCACCCCACCGCGTGTACTAGACGATGATAGAGGCAAGCTGTAAGTTGTGTCGGTGCTGGTAATTGTGAAGTTAGGGTAAGTGCCAGATATGCTTGTAGCACCTGCGCCAGTCAATGCGACAGTTTGGTCAGGGGAGCTGTTGGATATAACGCCACTGCCAGATATACCGATACCAGTTCCTGCGCTGATTTCGCCCAGTACAGAAGCGGTAAAGTCAGTGCTGACTGCTTGATTCGACCCGTTTCCTAAGAAGAACTGACCATCATTAAGGTTAGGTACAGCATTGGTTCGACCCGCACCCATAACCTTTATGCTACCAGTTGATGCGTGAGATCGCGTAACCTTACCAATCTTTTGGATTTGTGCCGATTCGCCAGTGGGCGCAGTTGTAGTCAGTGTTCCCGTATTGCTGACAAATAGCTCATCGCCTTCACTAAATGACGATGTATCTAGTCCCTTCAATGTTCCGAATGTAACGACAGAGCAATCTGCATTAGCCGACACAGTGGCATCAACAATACCGAAGCAAGGCATTTTGCTTGCATTGTTGGCATCGGCTTTACTGACTACAGTTTTATTGCCGCTGATACCTGAGATATAAACTGGGTCGCCTTTGGTTAAGGCTTCACCCGCCTGACCCTTAAACAGAATTGCGCCAGTCAGGTCACCGTTAAATCCAGTAGCCTCTACCTCACCTGTGAACGTGGCGCCAGTTAGCTCCGCATAACCAGTAAGATCAGCAGACTCTAGCTTGTCCGTATTCAGATTGGTAAAGTTAGCATCAACCTCATTATTTGTCAGGGGCGATCCTTTGCCCGATCTTGTAGTAATCGTAGACATTGGTAGCCCCTTCTAAATTAGGATGCAGTTAAAGTAATAGTCCAGGTAACTGACATAGTGTCATCAGCTTCCTTGTTGACTACTGAGAACACTGTGCGGCAAAGCATAGTTCCGCTTGCTGCGGCATTAAATATGCCAGCCTCTGTGACCGCCCCAGTGCCTTCTCCCGCCTCGAAAGACGAAACATAGGTAATGGTATTGCTGGACGCAGTAGAGCTGTCTAGCGCTTCCCTAGAGCCTAGAATAGACACTAGATCAGTCTGACCTGCGGCGGCGGCAGTAGTGCCTGAACCCAAGGCCATATGAGACATTACAGAATCAGTAGTCCCGGCCATTCGCGAACAAATGAATGTTAACCCAGCGGTTACGATAAGGTTGTTGATTTCGCGCTTCTCTTTCACATTGCCATTCTTGTCTTTTAGGACCAGGGCAACATCACCGCGCAGCTTTAAGTTTTCCTTTAACATGTATCACCTCTAAAAAGATCGGCTGTAGCCGACATAATCTTCTAAAAAATACCCAAACTCAGCATAACCTTGGCCGCGCAGGGAACCAGAATCCGTTGATGCGATTGTATCACTTTTTGACTTGACCTGCTCCCTAACTGGACTGTCAGACAGCGCAGCAATTTCAGTGCGAACTTTAACAAAAGACATCTCCTGATCATCTTGGGCTGTCGCTTCACCATCTAGGTCATCAGTAGCAAATAACCCTTCAGTTATGAACTTGTGAAAATCCATACGGCGATCATCTGACCATTCCGCCTGGTCACTCAATATCTTCTGCCTGAGAATATCAATTGACTCAGAAACGCTTGCGGCATCAGACAAGCCTTTAGATATTGCAGTATGTATTTGATCGCCTAATACAGCACTATCACCCAGAATTTTTGCATAAGCCAGGCTAACTTGTTCTGATAATTGGGCCTGATCCTGCTTTGCTAGTCCAACAATAAAGCTGGCTAAATCAGATGCGGATGGAGACTCGGCAAAAGCGCGAACAAATAACCTAGCAATCACTAATTGGTCTGTAAATCCTACACTTTCAGCAAATGATTTACCGGGACCCTTAGAGGGCGTATCGTTTACGCCTGCCTGGTCAGTTACTGACTTTAATGCCTGTAATGCAAGCGCATCTGTAATCTGAGGAAGTTCAGTTAAACCTTTGCCTACTTCTTGGCTTTGTATGTCCCCAAGGGCAATGCTATCTTGCGGATTCTTACCATGCCCTTTCACAGGTGATTCTGAAACTAATCCGCCATCTTGTTTCGGCTTGTTTACATTCTTAGGGGTTTGCTCAGTTAATGAAACATTATCAGTCTTTGGCTTTGATATTGAACTGCTGTAAACGTCATTGCCTAAAGCTTGATCGCTAATGTTTTTTCCAAATGCCCTCGCTACAACTTCAGCCAGCCCAACAGCTTCTGTAAAATCTCTAGCCAGGATTCGTAGCGATATAAATATAACGGCTGCTTTAGCATAGTTATACGATATTTCTGATTTTGCTCTGCGTTCCTCAATTTTAGCTATTGCGTTATTTAACTCGATCTTAGCCTTTGCTCGTCTTTCAGCAATTCCTGCAATAGCATTATTAAGAATTACAGATAGTTTTATCATGCAAAGTCAGCGCGAATATAAAACTCTATAATCTCAAATACAGTTTCAACGGTATTGTCAGTGAAGGTTATTTCTATTTCCCCTTCATAATATCCTTCTGTGCGATCTAGCTGCCCAGCCTCAAACTGGAATATTGCAATGCCGTTTTCCAAGTTTGTTCCAGAGTTGCCTGCGGTTACCGTAAACAAAGTTGAGGTAGAGCCTTTTTCTCTAACCTTTAACCTTACAGTGCCGCCAGCGCAATCAATGGCACTTCCGTCATTTGCCCTGGTTAGGGTTGCCTGTATAGATACACCTGTATCGTCTTTAACTAGTTGATAAATCATTTTCTACTCCGGCTTAGTCGGCCATATTATATCACTGAGATCGGTTACATCCGAATTGTTAGCGGGTACATCGCGCAATGCTTGCCTGTATGTTGCCCACTCTACTTTTTGAGTGTCTGTTAGCTGGTTATCAACCAATTGCGTCCAGTCTGAATTTATAAGCAGAACGCCTCTTTTCTCTCGCATTGCATCCGTCAATTCTTGAGTATCAGTCAACCACCCCTCATCGTGACCGCGCCAAACAGAAAGATGGTTGGGTCTTTGAGCCCTAGTTGCCCAACTTCCATTATGCCAGTACCAAAGTTCCAAGGCTTGATGTGTATCTGTATCAAAAGGAATAATCCTTGCGGTTACCTCGCCATAAGATTCTCCGTCAGTGTATAAAGAATCATCAGACGGGCAAGTAATGGTTTGAATTTCACCATTTTCTTTCACCATTGCCACTTTAATCATGTAACATCACCTATCATTTCTGTTCTATAACCTGACCACACATAGTCATAAATTGAACCTCCGCTCGGCCCATCGCTGTAATAACTTTTAATATCTAGCCCAAATCTGTTATTAGGATAATCAAATAAAGCATGCCTGTAGTAATCTAAATTACCTCTTTCACTGCCGCCAAGACTATATTGTTTTGACCTATACCGGTCAAAGCTAGATAAAAAAGTATACATTCCCAGAACGCTTTTCCCCGAAGGGGGAGTGTACCAAATACCATCTCCGCTGTTTGAGGCGCTAATATTGTAGTTTCTTGTTGCCGCGACTCTGTAATTAGGAATCTCAGAACTGAAACTTAAATCACCATTTGATTTATATACGTTAAGCCCATATCCTGAAGTTGGGACTGTAAAGCCCGATCCGTCTGCTCTTTCTACTATTGCATAATCAGAGGCTCCATTAAATGCGGGGAAAGTCGTATTTACCGAAGAACCCATGTAAGCCCTTCTAATTCTGTCGCCGCCGCTTGGCGTGTAATCAAACATATAGCCCCTCATTACATAGGCGCTAGTTGAGCTTGGGCTGTTAGGGCGAATAACCACAAAGATATCTTCTGGGTAGCTATTAGGAATTGTTACATATTGACCATACCCACTGGATGTACTACCCGTTGCTAATATCTGAAACGAAACAGTATCTTCATCTATCTGTATAAAATCACTATCATTAATTGCCTTAAAACCATAGGTCATCTTGTCATGTCCTAAAAACTATCACTTTCCAAAATGTGCTTAGTAATGATGGATCACTGCTACTTCTTGAAATAGTGAAACCACCACTTGTAGTTGTCAGAGTTATATACAGACTTATTGGCAAAACATCAATCGACCACGTTTCGTCAGTAATATCAAAGCCTGTAATCCCAGTAACTGTAGCAGACTGCCCAGACGCGGTGAACACTCCCTGATGAACTGAGTTTACTTTTACTTGCCTGTCGGTAGTATCAAGCCTAATATTACCGCTTGCATCATATAGCTTTAGCCCATAAGACATTACGCTAGATTCCCTAGCTTTGCTCTAAGCGTTGATCCGTCATATATCTCAATAGCGTCATTTGTAATCACCATCCTAGAACCACTAGCGGCAGATTGCACATTAAAACTGCCTTGCGTAGTTCCTGATATATTTACTTGCGAAACATCAATAGTTCCTGTCTTTAACAAGCCGCCATTAATGGTAGTGATTTCAGTGCTAGAGGCATTTGCCAACTCAGAGTTTAGATTTGTAAACGTCACTAAACCGTCAAACTGTGTAGAGGCAAACGGGGTAGAGAACGTAATAGTTTGAGAACCGCCAAATGTGGCTTCTGTAATGGTAAAACTACTTGCCCAGAATTTACCATCTGCACCATTAATGGTTGGCGGGTTATTTTGCCAGTTAGCAGTCAGCCCACCGAATGATGCTGTATCGTAATTGAAGGATGTTGCTGTTGGAGTTGTTGGCGTATTGGGCTGAGAAACAGTGTAATAAACGTAGCCATTATCTGCTCTTGGCGTTAAAGCAGGAGCATTAGTTGTGGCGCTGACTATTGCGCTAAATGCTGACTTGTTCCCGCTGTAATCTACGGACTTAATCTTATAAAAGTAATCTTCTTCATCATCGAGAGAGCCATTAACAAACGATGAGGTAAGGCCATAACCTCCAGCAACACTAGCTATCGCAGAATATGTTCCACCTGTAGTATTTGATCTGTAAATCTCAGCGTTGGAAAAGTCTTTGTCCGATGGATTTGTCCAGGCAAGAGTTATCGATCCCTGGCCCCCAGTGGCTGAAGGGCTGCTTACCACTGCTGGAGCGGTTGTATCCCCTGATGATGCTCCATTAGCTGTAATTGCATCACTCTTAGCACCAATTGCACTAATCGCTCTTACTCGCGTGTAGTACGTTGCACCAGCCACAGCAGGGGCTATTGTATGCTCTACATTGCTTGTAATTATAGATTCAAATGTAGTGTTATCCGTAGACCACTCAAGTTCATACTGCGACACAAAAGAATCAGTACTTGCAACCCAGGATATAGTCATAGCCGGTACTATTGTTCCGTCAAGGGCAATAGTAGTGCTTGCAGTAACACTAAGAAAGGTAGGGGCAGTGACAGAAAACGGATCAGGCAGTTCTGTATCAGGGTAATCCGTTTGCTCCACTGCTGTGTCATAAGTATAAATAGACGAATCATATTCAAGCAAACTGACAGAGCATGTTCCGTCATAATTCATAACAATGCTCTCAACCTGGAACGGCTTTGCAGTCCAATCAGGCGTAGGGTGAGTAACTGTTACTACATCCGCTACTGTCAACTGCAACGACTCGCTAGTAGCGTTAAATGACGCTCTAATAGCATTTCTAGATCGCTTTAGTATTACCCTAGCTAGGTCTCTTGCCGCGTAGTAATTAGTTATTGTGTCGAGTTCAATTTCCTCAACAAGTAACGTCCCATTGTCTTCTGCAAGAAGCGCAGTTTCATCGCTAGAGCCTCCGGCTGGCCAGACGGCCTGATCAGGCTGATAATCAACTGTGGGATTGGCAAACTTAGCTAATACTCTATTAAATTTGTTTTCTTTAGTTTCCCCGGCAATAGCTATCCCACCGACAATATTCTCTTTATCAAAAGCAAAGACGCTGGACCTGGCTCTATCAATGATAAGACTATATTTGCCTTGAGTGTACGGAAGAAATCCTCGGCAACCCATCAGCATCTTTTCTAGGTTACTAAATAGAGTCTCATCGGTTTGCAGGACAGCGTTGCACTCAAATATTTTGCCTGTAGTGCTGCCACTATAAAACGTAACAGTTTCATCACAGTCATCTGCTGCATCCTCAAAAGCATCATCGTCTATTGCGGAGGCAGGAAGTCCCTTACCGTATCGATCATTGGTTAGGTAATCCCTAATACACAGAGCAGGGTTATTGCTCCATGCCGTGCTTGAATCTCTAGGGTCAAATACTTTTCTCCCCTTTACTACCGCAGTAATTTCAGGCATCCCTGAGAAAACATCTTCATCCCACTTCAGCTTTATCGCAAGGTATGCAATACCACTAAGCTTGTGGCTTGATGTCCAGCCTGAGTTTGCCTCAGTAAGAAGCGAATCATATGCCTGGTTATCGGCTCCAGTGTGTACGTTTATGGTATAGAGGCCAGAGTACTTACTGTTGGTAATTGGCTTGTCATCAAGGTGTATGTCAGTAATTGACTCCACTTCGCCTTCAGCCATAGCCAAAGCAATGTACAGAAATTCGTTCTTATCGCCACCACTAACATCTTTAGTGGATACGAATACCCTTACCCCACCGACCCTGCGTTCACCATATATAACAGGGATAGGCTCAATGTTTGACTCTTTGTTGATAAGAACGCCAGCCATATCCTCTGCGGCTTTCTTGGCCTTTTTCATGGCCTGTCGAGACATCACATATGAAACAGCGGTAGAGGCCGCAAATACTGCCGCAAGAACCCAAAATCCCATTACTTACGCCCCCATCTCAAATCTTTAACTGTCTTAGCGGCAAACTCAAGCCCGTCATCATTGGGAAAGTGTATCTTCTGTGAGTTGTCGTTTGTCTTCCGACCGTTCTCTTTCTCAAAGTCCTTCCAGTGAGAAGCGCAATTGACCGTAACGTCACTTGTTGTTTCTGTGTCCTCGATAGCATAGCCTGTCATCAACCCATCAAATACCAGTATGGGCTGACCAATCACCGCGTCAGAATCATCTAACACTGCCCGATAAATCTTTACAGGTCTATCTATGTAATCTTGAGACAGGAACAGACTAACGTAGGATTGCTCAACGCCAGATAGTTTGATATCTATCGTGTTAACCCTAAGTTCTGATGTTTCGGTGGCATCACCTGCCGATATAAAGTGAGAACTACTAGTCCAGGTTGCAGATAGTGCAGAAATATTTCTGTCCCAATCCGTAAGATACAAAGCGGTGCTAAACTCTAACTTAATTAAAGTTGCTAGGTTAAAGTCATCCTTTGCAAGTTCCGCAATAGTCGATGCGTCTATGCCTCTTGTCATTATATTGCCTCAATGAAATCTACTTCGTAGTTTACCAGAGAAGACAATCCCAGGTCATATTCTTGCACATCATTGTTTAAGCGTACCGAAAATGGTACGTCATCGTAAGTAATCGCAGTGTCGTTTGCTGTAGCCTGCCTAAGACCGGGCTGTATGCTAAGAGTGCCTGGTCCAGTTAAGTCTGAGACAATCATATAAACCTTAGTATGATTAGCAAACTTGATCACATCCCCAGCCTTTAACGTGCCAGAAAGCCCATCTATAGCAATTGAGGTCTCGCCTATTGCATCTGCACCTACCGTCTGAACTGTCCCAGATGCGTTACCTGACTTAGTGCTGATCTCAGGAAGTACTATAGTAAAGGTCTCAGCCATTCCTCTCTGAGCCATAATAAAGGCCATAACAGGCGCAAACTCAGCCCTAGTAAGCGCGGGATACGTTGCAGAAAACTCAAAGCGTTGCCCGCCAATATTTCTAACCTGAGTACGCCCAGACACGCTCGTGCTAGAAAGGTTATAGTGAACGCTGTTAAAGCCTACGCCGTTAAATACTGGGCTTGCTGGGTATGTTCCGCTCATGCGACTGATGGCCTCCCTCGATCATTTACTGCCTGGTTAATGATGTTAACAATCTGGCCTCTGCGAGAGTTGAGCAGTCTATCAAATCCTGCTGTGTCATTAGCCTGTATAGTAAAGTTTACATTTACCACCTTAGACTCTCCCTGGCCCTTGTGCAGATCAGTGATCTTTTCATTCGGGTGAACCATAGCCAATCGACCACCCTTGCCGTCCATGCCGCCTGAACGAACACCAGAGCCTGTTAAACCACCGCCTTCAAATGATGCCAATGTTTGACCGGCGATCATACCAGCAGTAGCAAATCCCATGCCTACTGCCATAGCTGCGTGTGCCTCACCTACAGCTATTAGACCAGGATTGGCTGTGACAGCAGCTAATTCTGCATATGCGAGTTTGACCGCAGCAGCGGTTTGATAACCTTTAATAATTGCGTCAGCAGCGGCCATCGCCTGAGATATAACAAAGAATGCCTTGCCCATCGAGCTACCTTCATCAACCATTCCCTGCATGGTAGAAACCATAGATGATGTCATGCCAATAAGGCTTGATGCTGTCGTAAGAGCAAGCTGTTTCTGAGATTCAATTCGCTTGTTATCTATTTCACCCATCAGTGCGGCGTGTTCTGTAGCACCAATCAGATCATGATCTCGAGCATTTTGAAGTATCTCAGCTTCTTTGATGTAAGCGTCCTGTATTAATTCCGCCCTATTCATTAAGCTTACTTTCAGGCCA